CCATTGTCAGTAACTGCCCACCATTTGTTTCTCGAACAATCGTAATACCCTTCGAAGGTATCGCACTCAGTCCAGCCGTAAGACTTACCCCAACACCAAACATACTGTTTATCGTTCGGCATTCGCTCACTACAGCTTATCCAGCCATCCGTAGTTACCGGAGAATTGCCAGCCTTGCGCATGGCAATCTCCATGATTTCAACCATATCCCCTGGTGGAATTTTACAATGCTGACCAGTATGCCTCTGCTGTCTGGCATATTCGAGGATGTGCTCCAGCTTGGTACGATTAATCATGATTTATCTCCCTTAAGCATGGCAGCGCGGCAGGCATCCTCTACGCCCTTAACTGCATCTGCGCAGTAGTTATAGCGATTGCATTCCACTAACTTCTGCTTGAGATTTTCAATTGATTGCGCGATATCAGCCTGTATTACCGGAGCTGGCGGAACGGCTGTCTGCACTCGAACGTCATCAGGTACTACCGGCTCTACTGCCAACTGACTGGCATATTTGTTAATGGTAACGATAAGCTCTTGCTCGGCCTCATCCAGACAATCACCGATACCTCGCCTGTCACCATCAAAATCATCGAAATCGGCGCGAATCCTGGCAACCTCCCGGATTGCGGACAACACCTCACCAGGAATTACCGTAGAGTTGCCCGATAGTACATTCTGCTCCAGTGATGCCAGTGCAATCCGTGCCAGCTCACGAATCTCACCGCCGTCTATATCGTCAATGTCATCACGGCCAGAAATGTTAGCCAGCCATTGCAGTCGCTCTTTGGTAATAGTGATCATGCCGCGTTTCCTTCTTCCTTATTAACAATTACACCGTCATATATTTCATTAAGGTGCCCTCTCAACTCCATGCGCCTTAATGCAGATAACATGTAATCGCATTCAACCTGCTTATTCCCAGTAAATGGCTTATCGTCAGGATTACCCCAACAGCAATTACCCCTGGGCCATCCATGTACTTTCCGTACTCTTCCGTTAACAACGTGAAGTAATCCCCAGCCGGGAGGTAAATCCTCAACTGAAATAATTTCCGGCTCACTAATAAAGAATCGCCAGTCGCCCATGCCAAGTGAGGGATTTTTACGGAAACGCTTTTTTCTATCTGCCAACAAGTCAGCACGAGAACACTTCGCTTCTATCAGGCATGATGCTGAATTTCTGAATCCCATAGCATCTGGCTGTTCTCCGGTACTGGTTACAGCTATAAAGCGGTCATGAAAACAAACCTTGAACCCGTTGCGCTTAAGGAACTTGTACGCAATCTGACAGAGTTCGCGGTGTGTTAACGCCATATCACTCTCCTTTGATGCGAATGCCAGCGGCGCGTGGCACATTAACTTCCACGATGCGCACAGTTGGTTTGTACATCTCAATCGCTGTCAGCCAGTCAGCGCCAGTCATGCGCTTTTCTGCATCGCCATTAGTCCACTTAACCGGTACACCAATAGCCTTCATCGCGATTTCTATTTCCCCGGCAATGGCGCTTTTTCCGCAACCAGTAAAACCAGAAACAACGACAAGAACTTCACCTTTGGCTGGTTTTATTTCCCGTGCTTCCAGTTCAGCAATACGCTTACTTCCATCCGAGATAACACCTTCGTAATACTCACGCTGCTCGTTGAGTTTTGATTTTGCCGACTCCAGTTGTTTTGTTAGTTCCGCAATACGGCAAACATCGTTGATACGCGTTTCCTCTAATGCGTTGATCTCATCCAGTAGTGCCAAAGCAACCTTTGGATTAAAGGCAGCAATAAATTCAGCGTTTGCGTAAGCCTGAGCATCTGTTTCAACCAGGCAGTTAACATGACATTCTGCAATCACGCCACCGGGTTCTCCTTTCCATTTTTGGCAAACAAAAACTCCTGTTAAATTGCCGTGCTGGTTAACAGATGTATGCCCTACGATGTAGCTTCCTTTAGTTGCTTTCTCTGCCTTTTCACGCAGTGCCTGATAGTTAATCTCGCTCACTGGCTGCCTCCTTTGCTGGGCTTTCGAATATATCAAACTCAAACAACTTAACTACGTCATCAAACAGGACATAATCGCCATCAGAATCTTCAGTCATGTCAGCGCCACAATCCTGACCGAACGAGTCACAACCACCCATATCAAGCTCGTATCGCTTGAGTTTTGCGATATTTGATAAATTCAGCGCCAGTACAGCAAGGTCATAAACCTCGTCAGCGGTATACCCTGCACCATGCCCATACATTTCAATGCGGGATATGATTTCTTCTACACGTTGTTTTGTGATTGTCATTTTTGCTCACCTCCCTGTTCTTCCAGAAAAATACGCATAGCCTCAAGCATCTCTTCGGTGTCATACGGTGACAACTTGTCACGCAGGATGTGTTCAATGCTGTTAACGAACTTGCGGATTGCTTTGCGTTCAATTTCAGCCAGGAAAGCGTCTGTAGCCGGGGTTTGCGGCATACCTCCGTCTGTTGCGCAGATATACGCATCAGATAGTTCATCCTGCTCGCCATCAAACACGTAGCAACTCTGTACGATAAATTTATTCAGCCCCGCACTCTCCGCTGCCAGCGCCGCGCACTTGGCCTCAAGGTTATCAATCGTGATTCCAGCAGAACGACACTCCCGCAACGCCGTTTCTAGTTTTGATTCAAGTTCACCGAACTTACGGACAAGATATTCAGCGTTTGTTTCGTTAACCTTTAAATCTCGGGGGATGCATTTACCTTTCAGAAATCCATCCATCTCAATTAGTGACATTTGTTTCATTTCTTCCCACTCCGCAACATCGCATTCAGATATTTGTTTTGATTTACTGATGGAAAAGAATTTCTCTTAAGCAATTCCTCTCTCGATGGCATTGGCTTTACGCGTTGGTGAATAATCATTTCTGCCGGAAGAATGCCGGGGTTGTATGCAAGTCATCTCATGGTAAATTCCTCAGTCATTACTGATAGCGCCATAGCGTGATCGGTAATTACGCAGGCGCGGGTCAATTTCAGGGAAGTGGGTATATGTGGCTTTGCGGAATGGTCGGATTGATGTCTGGTAAATTCGCTCGCGTTCTTCTTTCTCTGCAAGCCATATACAATGGCGAAATTCCTTTTCCTCTTTCGTTTCCTGCGGTAGCGACATTATCCGGTCGTAGTTTTTTCTGAATTTATCCAGCACCTCCGATACGGAATTGCCGGAACAGCGGCGCGCGTCGTCCGCACCATAGAGAGGCGCTGGCATGATTTTCTCCTGATTAAATTGCGTGAATAGCGTGACGAGGGAAGGGGAGAGTTACTGGTGCAAAGGGTATATCGTCGTCAAAATCCATCGGAGGTTCGTTGTGTTGTGCTGGTGATGATTGCTGCTGTGGCTTCTGTGATTGCCTGCTGGCTGCTTGTTGTTTGCTGTCGCCAATGCCGCCAAGCATTTGCATCACGCCATTAATTCCGACATGAACCTCGGTTGTGTAACGGTCTTGCCCTGACTGGTCTTTCCACTTTCTGGTTCTCAGCATTCCCTCGAAATAAATCTGATCACCTTTTTTCACATACTGCCCCACGACCCCAGCCAGTTTCCCGGATACAGCAACACGATACCATTCAGTCAATTCCTTTTGCTCGCCAGTATTTTTATCTCGCCATTGTTCTGACGTGGCTATTGTCAGGTTAGCGAACGCTGTACCTGATGGTGAGTATCGAACTTCCGGGTCTTGTCCTACCCGACCAAGGATAATCACCTTATTTATCCCGCGAGAACTCATTTGCTCCACCTCTTGCCAGTTTTTATGTTGCTTATAATTGATTGAGATACACCCATGTCTTTTGCTATCTTGTACTGACTCTCTTTTTCAGAGAGTCTTTTCCTGATTTCTATAACCTGCCACTCTGTTAATTTTGCACCATGATGAGCATGACCTTTTTTTGCTCCACGATGCCTTCCTTTTGCTATCTTGTCGTCCATGTTTTCTTGCGCGCTACCTAAAAAGAGATGTTCAGGATTAACGCAGCATGGGTTATCGCATTTGTGGCAAACCATCTTCCCAGATGGGATGGGGGAGTGATAAAGCTCAAAAGCAACCCGATGAGAAAGCATTGTTACGCCAAAGGCTACAAATTTTGTGTATCCTCCTTTGTTTTTTGAATAGGTAGACTCCCAGCAACCTGTTGTTTCATTAACTTTGTAGCTGGACTCGAATCTTTTAATAATTCCGTCCAAGTGAGACATTTATGCCGCCTGTTTTAGTTCGTTAACTCTGATGTTCATTACATGAACGCATTTAGCCTGCGCATCCTCATTGCCAGCCATTAATTGCCAGTCATGCTGATAACGTTCGATGAGTTTTTTCTTGTCAGTTTCTGTCGACGCATAATCGCTGAAGTCTTTCAGGATTTGTTCGCAGTCAACCGATGGAGATTTCTGGTTGGTATTTTCTGGTGATGGTTGATTGCCAGATGCTGGTATTGCCCATCCCGGCAGCGATGGAGGGGACCAGTAAAATCCTGTTCCATCCTTAAGTTTTTCCCTGTGCCATCCCTGCTTTTTATCGAGAGATGTTTGTGCGAAACCTTCCTCAAGGTTATACAGATACCGACCGATTCCCCACTGAACGGCAGCGCGCTTCATTGCACTGGAACGACCACCTTTTACGGCTTCTACCTGCGTGTTTTCAGCAGCATCCCATTTGGTTACCCATTCGGAATCAATCCTGATTGATATGCCGCATTCAACGCCTCCGTTGTTGGGAATATCGCGGTATTCATTGCGCCATCCTGCTTTGCCGCAAACATCGTCCAGGCGTTTCATGATTGCCCTGTTCGTGACATAAGCCAGCACCATAGCCCACACCTTTCCATCGCGTGTTTTACCGCTTTGCTGTATTCGCCATTCGATATCTTCAGGGCTGAATGGCTCATCGAATTTATTCAAATCCATAATTCACCTCAGAATGGACATAGCCCAAGGAAATAACGCTGATTTAATACTTCGACTCGGGACAAATTAAGGCATACCCGCATTCCTTCGCGGTCACCATTATGGCGATACCAGAGAGCTTTCTGCGTGTATATGCGTCTCTGTAACTTGCTCTCCTTCACTGTGGTTGCAAGTGACATGAATATCTCCTGAGGTAGCCTGAGTTTAACGGACACTCCTTCCTGAAATAGAATGGCATCAGAAGGAGCTAATAATGAGCAGAAAAACCCAACGTTACTCTAAAGAGTTCAAAGCCGAAGCTGTCAGAACGGTTCTTGAAAATCAACTTTCGATCAGTGAAGGCGCTTCCCGATTATCTCTTCCTGAAGGCACTTTAGGACAATGGGTTACCGCCGCCAGAAAAGGGCTCGGTACTCCTGGTTCCCGCACGGTGGCTGAACTGGAATCTGAAATTCTGCAACTGCGTAAGGCGTTAAATGAAGCTCGCCTTGAGCGAGATATATTAAAAAAAGCAACAGCGTAT